CGCTGCAAATGCGCCTCACCGCCGGCGAAGTGAACGACGACATGGAGCACTTCGAACCCTACGGTTTCACCAGCAATCCGCTGGCCGGCGCCGAAGGTATCGCCACCTTTCTGGGCGGTGATCGCTCCCACGCCATCGTGCTGGTGGTCGCCGACCGTCGCTATCGCCTGCAGTCCCTGGCCGCTGGTGAAGTGGCGATCTACACCGATGAAGGCGACAAAATTCACTTCAAGCGCGGGCGGATCATCGACATCGAAACCGCCACCCTGAACATCCGCGCCAGCAGCGCGGTGAACATCGACACGCCGGCCATCAACCAGACCGGCAAGATCGTCTCCCAGGGCGACCAGATTGCCGGCGGCATCAGCCAGATCAAACACGTGCATGTCGGCGTTCAAGCGGGCAACGGCCAGACCGGCGTACCGGCAGGAGGGCAGTGATGTTCATCAGCCAAAACCTCCACGCCGCACTGACCCGTTCAGTGCTGATCAGCCTGTTCACCTGGCGCCGCGCCGCCGATGACGATGCCCTCGATGACGAAGAACGTTTCGGCTGGTGGGGCGACACTTTTCCTACCGTTGCCGACGACCGCATCGGTTCGCGTCTGTGGCTGTTGCGCCGGGTCAAGCTGACCCGACAAACCCAGATGGACGCCGAGTTCTATGCCCGCGAAGCCCTGCAATGGCTGATCGATGACGGCCATTGCAGCGCCATCGACATCACCAGCGAACGCCTCGACGCCCAGCGCCTGAACCTGCGCACGGTCCTGACCCTGGCCGATGGCGAGCGCCTGGACATCAACCCTGATAACAGTTGGCAGGTGATCTATGCCGTTTGAAACCCCTTCGCTGCCGGTGCTGATCAAGCGCACCCAAAGCGACCTGGCCAGCGATTCGCTGCGCCAGTCCGATGCGCAAGTGCTGGCGCGCACCCTCGGTGGCGCTGCCTATGGCCTGTATGGCTACCTGGACTGGATCGCCGAGCAGATCCTCCCGGACAAGGCCGATGAATCGACCCTTGAACGGATCGCCGCACTGCGTCTGAACCAGCCGCGCAAACCCGCACAAACGGCCAGCGGCAGCGTCAGCTTTACCGCCAGTGCCGGTGCCGTGCTGGACGTCGACACTCTGCTGCAATCGAGCGATGGTCGCACCTACAAAGTGACCGCCGCTCGCACCACCAGCAATGGCCTCAACAGCACCACCATCGCCGCGCTCGAGGCCGGCAGTCTGGGCAATGCCGAGGCCGGTCTGGCGCTGATTCCGGTGCAACCGATTGCCGGCATTGTCGGCAATAGCTTCACGGTGCTGGCGCCGGGATTGAACGGCGGGGTGGCGCGAGAAAGCCTGGAGTCGATGCGTGCGCGAGTGATCCGCTCCTACCGCATCATCCCCCATGGCGGTTCGGCCCAGGACTATGAAACCTGGGCGCTTGAATGCCCGGGCGTGACCCGCGCCTGGTGTCGTGGCGGCTTTTTGGGACCGGGCACGGTCGGCCTGTACATCATGCGTGACGACGATCCGCAACCGGTGCCGAATGAAGAGCAACTGGCCGAAGTCCAGGCTTACATCGAGCCGCTGCGCCCCGTCACCGCCGAAGTACATGTGCGCCCGCCAGTGCAGGTGCCGGTCACGTATCGCCTGACATTGACCCCCGACACCAGTGCCATACGCGCCGCCGTCGAAGCGCAGCTGCGCGACCTGCACAACCGCGAAGCCGACCTCGGCCAGAAGTTGTTGATCAGTCACATCCGTGAAGCGATCAGCAGCACCAGCGGCGAAAACGACCACACGCTCATCTCGCCCGTCGCTGATGTGGAAGCTGCACCCAATGAGCTGCTGACTTTCGGAGGTTGTGTATGGGGGGCATAAGAACCGCCGCGCAATACCACGCCCAACTGCGCAGCCTGCTGCCCAGCGGCCCGGCCTGGGACCCTGAATTAGTGCCAGAAATTGATCTGGTGCTGTCTGGCGTGTCGGTGGAATTCTCCCGGCTCGATGCGCGGGCGGCCGATCTGCTGAACGAAATGGATCCCTCCGGCGTTAGCGAACTGATCCCGGACTGGGAGGTAGTCATGGGCCTACCGGACAGCTGTCTTGGTTTTAACCCTGCTTTTGAGGACAGGCGCTTGGCAGTGCGCCGACGCTTAGTCGATATGGGGGGGCAGAGCCGGGCCTACTTCATTGAGGTAGCTGTCAGCCAGGGTTATCCGAACGCCACCATCACCGAGCATCGCGCGCCCCGTATGGGGCGTTCTCGTTTTGGCTCGGCGCATTTCGGCACTTGGTCCGCGCAGTTCATGTGGACGCTCAACACTGGCCCGCGGCGCCGGCTCGGGCGGCGCTTTGGCGCCAGCTTTTGGGGGGAGAGGTTTGGCGCCAATCCAAGCGCGGTTTTGGAGTGCGTGATTCGTCGGGGAGCCCCGGCGCACGCACTGGAATTTATTAACTATGGGAATGCTGAATAATGGATTTTCCGAAAAGTGTGTCAAACGTCGGCCTGGTCGATGGCAAGTTTGTGGATGAAAGTATCGCCACTGGCCAAGTCGGTTCGCTAATTCCATCGGCCTGGGGCAATGCCGTCACGGCCGAGCTGTTGAATATTCTGGCGGCAGCTGGTATCGCACCGGATGAAAGCGCGGAGGACCAAGTGTTAACCGCCTTGCGCGGTTCAGGCCTGTTTCAAACAGCGGCGCAGCTGGACTCAAGTAAGCGTGCCGCCACCACTGAGTTTGTGCAGCGCGCCATTGGCAGCTATGCCGGGCAAACGAACTATGCAGTAAACACTGAGTTGTCTGCGGTTGATGTCGGGAAACTGTCGATTTTTACTGCTGCGGGTTTGACGGCAACGCTTCCGGCTTGGGACTCCGTCCCGCCCGGTGGGTTAGTGAGCATCGTCAGCACCGCCGGGGTCACCGTCAAGTCGAGGACGGGGGAAACGCTGGGGTCGCAAAGTGGGGCTACGGGGCCTTTCACGCTGGTGGCTGGAACGCGTGGGGTTTTCCGGCGGTTGCTTCTTGGTGGTGGCTGGAGCTTTGACGGAGGGGATGCTGCGCTTAAGTATTCGCCAATGTTTACGGCTTCAATGGTGTCCAACGGCTACCAAAAGTTACCGAGCGGCCTGATTATTCAGTGGGGTTCAATATCCGCCGTTAACGGGGCAAATACGACTGCAACATACCCTATTACCTTCCCGGCAGCGTGTTTCCAGGCGTTTGCAAACGCCAAGGATACATTTGGTGGTACCTATCGAGTAAGTGCCCACAGTTGGGGGTTGACTTCAATGTTAATTGCAAACACATACACGGGCGCAATTGTCACCTCGTGGTTCGCCATCGGCTACTAAAGGAGAAACTCATGTTTGCTTCAAAATTTACTCGCGGTTTCTACGATCCTGCAATTCATGACTCTATGCCGGCGGATGTGGTTGAAATTTCCTCGGCGCTCCATGCCGAACTCATGGCTGGGCAGAGTGAAGGCAAGGTTATTGCTTGGGGTGACGATGGGTATCCGATAATCATAGATCCGCCGCCCGCTAGTGATGAGGCGTTGGCTGCTATCGAGCGGGCTTGGCGTGATCAGCAACTATCTGAAACGGATGGTGTAGTGGCGCGTCATCGCGATGAGCAAGAGGGCGGGATAGTAACCACATTGACTCCGGCACAGTACACCGTGCTTCAGGCGTACCGCCGCGCCCTTCGCAACTGGCCGGAGACTGGTGAGTTCCCGCTAGTAGATCACCGACCGATAGCCCCGCTTTGGCTGGTTGGTCAGTTCCAATAAACGCCCCGCACTGACGGGGCGTTTTGCTTTTTCCCTATTGACCCGGCCCGCTTGACGGGCCTTTTTTTTGTCTGGAAAAAAGTGATGACTGCAACCGAAAAAGACCGCGATGTGCTGGCCCGCACCCTGTGGGGGGAGGCCCGTGGTGAGGGGCTTCGAGGGCAGATTGCCGTGGCCTGGACCATCCGCAACCGTGTGAACGACGGTAAAGCCAAATCCTGGTGGGGCGAGGGCTATGCCGGTGTGTGCCAAGCACCGTACCAGTTCAGTTGCTGGAACAGGAACGACCCGAACTTCGCCTACCTCAGTGGGAGCAAGCCGATCCCGGCAGGGCAGTTCGCACAGGCGCAGAAGGCAGCTGACCTTGTGATGTCCGGCGCAGTGCCAGATCCAACCGATGGCGCCGCGCACTATTACGCGACCACTATGCCGAAGGCTCCGGTCTGGGTTGCGGGGGCCAAGCAGACACTGAAGCTCGGTCACCACATCTTCTTCAAGGATGTGCCATGAGTCCCGCAGCACTGAAGCTGGCGTTTGCCGGTGTGCTGGCGTTATTACTGCTTACGACCGGCTGCGTGTGGAAGGTGCAGGACTGGCGCTACGGCAAACAGTTGGCGGATCAGGCCCGTCTGTACAGCGATGACCTCACTGCCGTCAGTAACGCGGCGACGGCCCAAGTTGGCGCCGAACAGAACAAACGCCTGGCCCTAGAACAACAGCTTTCAGCCAGCGAACAAACCCATTATCGAGCGCTTAGCGATGCCGAACGTGATCAAGGTCGCTTGCGCGATCGTCTTGCCACTGCTGATGTGCGCTTGTCAGTCCTCCTTGATGCCCATGACGCTGCCGCAACCTGTGCAATGCC